CTAAGGGTCAGGCTCCAACTAACTTCTCTGTTGAGAACGTAGACGAGGCTCTTCGCGATGGACTTAGAGAGTTAGCTGGTTCTGTAAATCAGTTCATGAAGAACAGATATGATATTTATGAAATTATTATTGAAGCTGCAGACGAAATCGTTCCTAAGAAGGTTATCGATGCAGTAGGAATCTTTGCTGAGGTTCAGCAAGTTGGACAAGGCCAGAAGGCTCTGTTCAGAACTAGCCTTGGTAAAGCAAGAGCTAAGAAGTTCCTTACACAAGTAGGTCTTTCTGGTGTATATGAGAGCTTTAGACTCGACAATGGTACTTTCGAAGTTAGCGCTCACGCAGTAGGCGGAGCTTGCTCAATCGACTTCGAGAGAATGCTTGATGGTGCTGAGAACATGGCTGAGCTTGTTAATCTTCTGACAGAGGCTCAGACTGATGCAGTATATCAAGAGGTTCAGAGAGCACTGCGCGCAGCTGTTACACAACGTGGTGTACCTGCTAATAATAGAGCTAATGTTATTAGTGGTAACGACTTTGATGGAAAGGAAATGATGAAGCTGATTTCAACAGTTAGAGCTTATGGTTCTGGCGCTGTTATCTTTGCTCCACCTGAATTCGTTGCTGAAATGGGCGCTGATGCTATCGTTCCAATTCCACAGAATGGAAACTATGGTGGTGTATATCATCCACAGGATATCGATGCTATCCACAACACTGGATATATTAACCTCTTTAGAGGTACTCCAATCGTTCAGATTCCACAGTCATTCGTTGATGAAAATAACGTAGAGACTTGGATTGACCCACAACTTGCTTATGTACTGCCTACAGGTGGTGAGAGAGTTGTTAAGGTTGTATTCGAAGGTGGTACACAGATTTGGGACTTCGTAAATGCTGACCAGTCAATGGAGATTCATACTTATAGAAAGCTTGGTACTGCTATCCTTGCTTATCATAATTGGGGAATCTATAAGAATGAGAACATTCCTCAGACTTATAAGGAAATGTATCCAAACGTATAATTGATTAGATAGGGGAGGGGTTCATCCCCTCCCTGTATTTATTTTTGGAGTTAAAAGGAGTAAAAAAATGGATAAGAAAGTAAAGGTTGTAAGTTTAGTTTCACATAGGGTTATTTTAACTGTACCAGAACTTAGGCTTAGACGAGTTTGGGAAAGAAAGGGCGCTGCTGCGTTAATTCCTTTTGAGCAGTTAGAAGAAGCTATGTATAATCCTGGAGTAGAAGCTTTATTTAGAAATGGAACTCTTGGAATTGATGACATGGAAGTTAAAATCGCGCTTGGGTTAGAACCAGAAGGCGCAAAAGAGCCAGTTAATATTGTTACTTTAAATGATGAACAAAGAAAGCGTTATCTTACAGTAATGCCGCTTCATGAGTTTAAGGAAAAATTAGCAGAACTTCCAAGAGAACAGATTACAGAACTTGCTGCATATGCTATAGAAAATAAAATTATGGACTATGATAAGTCTGAGGAAATTAAAAAATATATTGATGTAGATGTTATGACAGCAATTAAGCTAAACCGGGATGCAGAAGTATAACACAGGAGAGGTAAAATGACTTCCGTTTATAAGGTTTATGAGGCTTTTTTGTCAAAAATGTTAGAGGATGAATGGTTGAACTGGACACAAGAAGAAGTAGAAGCGGATTGGCGCCAACTTCTTTTAGGTGCTTTGCCGAATTTTAAGTTTCCTCGTGTTAGTTTGGATTTTAATGAATCGGGAGACTTCGTTGACGATTTGAATAATGAAGAAATCCAAATACTTGCAACTTTAATGAAGTGTGAATGGCTTAATAGAGAGATTTTAACTTGGGAGAATATTAAACCACTTTATGTAGAGAGAGATTTTTCTCAAGCTAACTTAATTGATAAGCTACAAAAACTTCTTGATAGAGAGGAATATAAAGCGCAAAAACTTGAACGCGTATACTATCGTTCTAGAAACAGGCAGCCATTTGATTATAAAAAATTGGCAGGTGAATAGAATGGATTATGTTCCTGAAGTATTAGAAGCATATAATAATAAACTGAAAAGTAAGTTATATGGTTTGCTTTGTGAATATGAGAGAGGGCGCGACTGGCAAGGTTTTCTTGATTCAATTTTAATTGAATTGGAAGGCTTTGATGTAGATGAAAGAACTATTGATTATTATAGTTTATATCATAAGTTATCGTCTTTGAAATTTTTAAATTATACATACTTCAGAAAAACAATTTTTGATTGTATGTCTCTGCTCTCCAGAGGGGAGGAAAGATAATGGGTTATTATGAGGATGTATATTTAAAAAGATTAAATAGATACGGGATTGACTTTCAATCACGTATGCAGCGCCAGCGCGAAGAAAACTTCAAACTACAACTTAAAAAATCAGTTTATTATATAGATTTTGAATACGAGGGAGAGACGCATGAAGCAGAACTTCCTCCATATAAACAAAATGAGACCAAAGACTTACATTATCTTTTAACAGATGTACATTTAAATATGCCTAATGGAACAATTTTAATGTTACCAGATAAAGATGGAGAAAGGGTTCCATGGATGATATATTGGTTAGAAGATTATGTGGCGAGTGGATATAATCGTTATATAGTTTTAAGAATGACTCATTATCTTACTTGGAAAAATAGGGAAGGTAAAAAGTGTAATGCCTGGGCATATTTTTATGGACAAGAAGATAATATGTTAAAGGATGAATTAAAGTCAAGAAGTAGGAATAAGGCTTTATATACTGAGAATTTAAAATTAAGCTTTTTTATCACTCCGCGCAATGTAAATATTCGTAAAGATGATTACCTTGAGGTTGGGGAAGATGAATTAAAAGAAGCCTATGTAGTTACTGGTTATGATATACAATCAACTCCTGGAGTTGAATTTGTATCTGTTGACCCTCAATATATTAGAGACTTGAGTGAACCTCCTATTCAATCTGCTGAAGATTCTGATAGTGATTTCTTCTGGATTAATAAGGGAGGTGAAGCATGAGTATAAGAAATTGTGGAGATATTGGTATTAATACTCAGTATATAGTTAAAAGATTAATGGCAAATCAAGATTTGCTTAAACTTTTATATTATACTGATAAAGACCCATTAGCTGGGGATGATTTAACACAAGATCAAATTCAAGACGAAGTTTTTGAAAAACTCATTAAGGTTGTTCCTCGTATTGGTCCAAAAGAAACAGCACACTCAATTATAACTGTTACTATACAGCGTGGTACCGGTCTTGCTGCGAATGGAGAATTTAAGAATGTATTAGTAAAAATTGAAGTTTTTGTTCCAATGACACAGTGGATTATTAAGAACTCCAATTTACGCCCGTTCGCTATAATGGGTGAAATACAAAATTCACTTAGGGGTAAGAAGATTGAAGGTTTAGGTAAAATGCAAGGCGGAGATTTTGATTTAGACTTTCTTTCTGAGGAAATGACTGCATATTTGATGACTTTTGTCATTACAAGTTATGATTGATGAACGAATTTTTCTTGGCTATCCTATAGATTTTAAGGATGTATGTCAGATTTATCCGCCTACTGTGAATGACGTTTGCGGAAATAAAGATTTTTTGATTTATCAATCGTTATTTACTATGACGCAAGAAGATTTAGAGGATGCGTACGCAGAAGGCGCCGGCGCCACTAACGTTCCGACACCATTTCAATATTTGTTAATGAATTATTATCAAGATGATTCAATGAAAGAGAAAATTCATGATGCTTTTGATAAGTTTATCCATGAGCCTGTGACAATAGTTCCAGAGATTGAAATGTTATTGATTGGAAAGAGTGAAGATGAGTTGGACCCAGATGTGGACTTGGAGAATCCAAGATTGCTTACTGAAGAAAATTTTTTTGATTTTCAAAATGCAATTAGAACAGTTATGGGTGAAGATACGATTAAGCCGCCGGAGCCAGAAGACCCAGATTTAGACCCGCGCATCAAGCGATACAAAGAAAAAGTAAAACGTAGTGAACGCTTAATCGCTAAAAAGAAAAGAAAAAAAGGTGGTGGTCCAAATTTTGGAACTCTTCTTGCTGCAATTTGTTGTATGGGAATTGGTTTGACTCCACTTAATATTGGAGAGATAAGCTATGCGTGTGTTCATTGGTTAATTGCAATGGAACAGCAAAGGGAAGAATACGACATTGATATTCGCGCCCTGCTTGCTGGCGCGGATAGTAAAAAAGTTAAACCAAAATATTGGATTAAAAATATAGATTGAAATTTATAGGAGGCTATTTAATATGGCAATTATTCTTGATAAATATGCTATTAAAGAAGTTGCTGACGTTATGTTCTATGAGTTAGACTCAAAGGGCGCACCTTCTGCTCCAGTACTTTATCTTGATACTCTTAAGACTTCAACTCTGAGCCAGAGTTCTGAAGTTGTTGATGCTAGAGGTGGTAAGGGTAACGTTAAGATTCTTTCATGGGATACTAATAAAGAGCTTACTATCGAGATGGAAGACGCTGTATATAGTGCTAAATCTCTTGGTATTATGTTTGGCGGCGATATGAAAGTATTCGGTGATAAGCAGGAAGTTTTAAGAACTCTTCGCTATAGCCTTGAATCAGTTAAGCAAGTAGCTACTGACTATCTTACTTTTGATATTGGTAAAAATACACTATATATTGCTAAGAATTTAGTATCTGCTTTTAGCTATCAAAAGACTGATGGAACTGAAGTTGCTGATCCAGTTCCAATGGCTGCTGCTACTATAGATTGGACTACAGGCAAAAGTACAGATGGAAAACAATCTGTAGAATTTATTACTTTTGATTTATTAGATTGTACTTCTTCTGCTGTTGCCAGAGGTGCTTCAAACGGCGTCATTAATGGCGGAGTTACTATTGATATCGGTGCTGAATTTAATTCTAACACTTATTATATTACTGGCGATACATATGCTAGAAACGTTGCTTCTGGTAAGGATGAATTCCTTCAATTCATTATTCCAAAGGGAAAGGTTTCTGCTGAAGATGTAAGTCTTACAATGGAAGCTGATGGTGACCCAGCTACATTCTCAATGACAGTTCAGTGTCTGAAGTCTGAGAGTGGTTCAATGGTTAAACTGGTTAAGTACAACATTGGTGCTGGTGGTGCTGATGCTATTGGTAATAAGGGTGTTGCTTCAGTTCTTGATGATTTTGAAAACAATCACGATGACTATACTAACCCTAATGCAGCTATTTCTGGAACTTCTCAGAATGAGCCAAATTACGTACCAGGTGAGTAATTTAATAAAACCAATTAACGGCGGGGAGGCGGCAACGTCTCCTCGCTTTTCATTTAAAATTTCGGGCCAGCGCCCACAATGGAGACATCTATGGAAAAAGAATTTGGAATGCAAGAGCTATACTTTGTACAGCTAAAATCCACTTCTAATATAGAGATAAATGGACGTCAAATACAGCCAGGAGAAGTAATAGCTGCATTTGATAAAATTCAAATTGCAAACTTTAAAGACATTCATCGTGAAGCTTCAGCTCAAGGTGGATATCAGAATAGAAAGTTGGTAATTTGGAATAGGACTGAAGGAGTAGATTTAGTTTTTACGCAAGGTGTGTTTTCAAAAACTCAATTGGGACTTATGCATAATGCAAGATTATTAAATATAAATGATAACCAAATTGTACATATAAGTCAAAGAGATGAGTTGGAAGCAAATAGCGAAGGAATAATTACGTTAACTCATAAACCAATTAATTCATATATCTTTGTTTATAATAAAGAAACAGGAGAGAAATTAACTGGTTTATCAATGATAAATGAAAAGGAAATTCAAACTCCTCTAGTCTATAAAGATGTTATTGTTGATTATGAATATGGTTATGATAATGGCGCGGACGTTAGTTTAATTGGCGAAGACATCTTTGATGGATATGTAAGTCTTGAAGGAAGAAGTCGAATTAAAGATGACGTTACGGGTGAAACTCATACCGCAATCATATATATACCGAAGTTGAAAATAACGTCAGACTTTAATTTAACGCTTGGGAGTAATGCACAACCTATTGTTGGTAAATTTAGTGCGGTCGCGCTAGCTACGGGAGATAGGAAACAGTCGAAAGCGTTGGAGATTTATTATTTAGAGGACGATTTGGATAAGGACTCTGAATGGATGTAGGAAATGGCGTTAACTTTGGTTAACGCTATTTTTTATTGGAAAAGGAGGTAGAAAGGAATGGCACAGCAAATAGATATAGTTGCGAATCTATTAATGAAAGT